ACGCTGATAACGGGTGCGCCGGGGGCTGGTAAAACGCTGCTTGCGATTGACGAATTCCTGCGGGTGGCGGAAAAAGAAGGGCGGCAAATTGTCGTGGATGGAATTCCAGAACTTTTGGTCGCGCATGAGCCAGCATCGCCCCTTCAGGATTGGACGAAAAAAGTAGAAGATGCTAGTAGTCAAGATGGCGAAAAGTTGCTTTTTACGTTTCCGCAAGGTGCGCTTGTGGTTATCGACGAAGCGCAGCGGGTTTATCGCCCGCGGGCGGTCGGTTCGGCGGTGCCATCCTATGTCGCCGCATTCGAGACGCATCGTCATCAGGGTTTAGATTTCATTCTTCTGACCCAACATGCAAACTTGATCGATGCCAACGTCCGAAAGCTGGTTGGGCGTCATCTTCATATTCGTGACATTGGGCTGTTGGGGCGAAAAGTCTATGAGTGGCCGGAAGCTGCGAACGTCGAACGCTTTCGGGATGCGCCTATTCAGCGGGGTTACAGACTCGCCAAAGATTCGTACCGGCTTTATAAGTCTTCGTCGTTGCATGTTAAACCGAAGCGCGGTATTCCCAAGGGTATGCTTTTACTCGCGGTCTTGGTGCCGTTGATTATCGGCGGGGTCTATTCGGTGTATAGCAGCATTTCGAAAAAGCTGGAAAAGCCTGCGGTTGCCGTTCCGGTGGTGTCGTCTGTGCTAGGGGTTCCGGCATCGTCACAAGTTGCGCCAGAAGCCAAGGCGGTATCTACGCTTGACCTTGTAATGGAATTTAATCCCCGCGTGTCGGGTCGGCCTGAAACGGCTCCGGCTTATGACGGGCTGCGCATCGTCAAAAACCTGCCAGTGGTCGCGGGGTGTGTCCAGTTGTCAAAATCCTGTACCTGTCAAACTCAACAGGGTACAGACGCCGGTCTATCATCCGCACAATGTCATGCATGGATCGTGAATCCGCCTTTTGACGCCTATCGAGAAGCGGTCGTAATGGCTTCGCCAGCGCCAGCCAGCAAAGCGCCGGAGGCGATTGCGGCGGGTGCTGGCGAACCGTCTGCGCCACCGGCTGATATGCCGTCACCTAGCGGGTCTGCATCAGTCGTCAAAAAGGGCTAGCAGGCAATCCAAACGGCCGGTCGACCCGGCTGCGCCGCCTTGGCGGCTCGGTTGCCGTTGCGGGTTGCTTGATGGTGTTAATTATTCCGCGCTGGCCGTCAAAGCCCTTCCCTTTTCTGCTGACTTCTTTGGGTTTGACGTTCTGATTAAATCAAGAGTCCGCCCCGAGAGGGGTTATTCCTTTGCCCGTAAATCGGCGGGTTTGCGCCCGCAGGGCGCGGGGCTTGTCTGTTTTACAACAACTTGAACAAGGTTTTCGGGTTTTCCTCTGCCGTGCTGGTTTTCAGTGGTTTGACTTGTGGGCGGGAAAAGTGGAAACTGCGTTAGGCAAAAAAAAACCCCGCTTGGCAGCGGGGTTTCTAAACAACAGGTGGGGCTGGCTAAGCCCCGAACAACAGGTGCAGCAATTATGGGGCTTCTTTCCTCAGTAAGTCAATCAGTAGTTTTAGATACAACCTTGGCTCGAGTCTATCGGCTCAAGAAGGGCGTCATGACTACGGCGCGTCTCGTCAATGACCGTCTGAAAGCCTCGGCGGTTCTCTGGACGCCGATTATGGTGACGTTGACCTACAAGGACGCGGATTCGTGGCGGCCTGAGCAAATTTCGGATTTTATGCGTTTGGTTCAAACGTGGGCGTGCCGTAAGGGGTTGAAAGGCGTTAGGGGTCTTAAGCTGCCCTATGTTTGGGTCGCAGAGCTTCAACAGCGCGGCGCGGTTCATTATCACGTGCTGCTTTGGATTCCGAAGCGCTGGCGCATTCCATACCCTGATAAACAGGGCTGGTGGAAATACGGGTCATCGGGTGTCGACCGTGTTCATAATCCGGTTGGGTATGTCTCGAAATATGCGTCAAAGTTTGAAAGCAAAGGACAAGCCGAATTTCCCAAGGGGCTACGCCTCCACGGTATCGGCGGGCTGAACGCGCAAGAGAAGAGGGTTGTCGCTTGGTGGAAACTGCCTAAGGATATGCGTCATGGCGCGGAAGGCTCGGTGGCTTTTCGTCGGGCGGTTGGTGGTGGCTGGGAGAATCGGGATACTGGAGAAGTAACGCCGTCCCTCTGGGGGCTGGCGTCGGTCGGGTCGGGTGACTTTGCTACGGTGCGTCTTGTCCGAAAACCTGTTCTGCCATCAGATGTTACGGGGCGTCCGTCTCTGGTGCGGGAGTGGTTGGGGCGGATTTCTCGGACGGCGACGGATTTGCGGGAGGATTGGGTGTACCAATTAGAAACAAATCGTGTGCAGTGGATTTTGGATATTGAGGCGTCGGGCTGTGTAAGCCCTGCCTTCGCATCCAGTCAATTAAGATCGTCTCCAAGAGGTCCGATAACGGAAGTCCAGCACGTGCGGCTTCAACCTTCAGCGTAGCGTGTAGGGCGGGTGGTATTTTCGTCGTTTTCCACAAATTTGATTTCATTCGCTTGACTTACCAGAGTGTAAAACTGTAAATTTCTCCCTGCGGTAGATAAAACCTTTTAACACAACTCTACGGGAAGCGAAAAAATCATGCAAACACTAGTTCTCGGCGTCTCGCGTATGCAAGGCATTGGCAAGGCTTCGAAAGCGCCTTACGATATGGCGCGTGTCTTGGTCATGCAACCTATCCGGCCCTTTTCTAAAGAGGGGCTGTCGATTACGGGTTATGGTTATGAGATGGCGGAAGTCAGTTTGAAAGCGGAAGCCATTGAGCAATTCGCGGGGCTGAAATTCCCTGTCCAACTTGACCTTGATACCGATATGGAGACGCGCGGCGGAAAGGTGCAGCTTATCGTCACCGGCATCGTCAAAAAGGCGGCTTGATTGTGCCTGGGCTTCTTTTTTTGGTCTATCGGGACTATAAAGGGTGTCGTCAGGATACGTTTTACAACGTTTCCGAGATGATAGTCTTTGCTTCTCGGTATCCATGGCGGTACAAACGCCTTCATGTTATCGTTTCTATTGACGGTGCGCCGTTGGCGAACGTTACTTGTTGGGGACATGAGGTAGCGGGCTGGGCGGTGGAATTTGCTGGTAAGCATGGGCTTAAGGTGGCGGCTTAATGGCGGGGCCGTTTGCGGTGCTGTCAGGAGACATCCTATGAAATATTCTCTTATTCTGCTTGTGGCTATCGTTGGCGCTGTTTGGCTGGTCGGTAGCCTCGGGCGGTCTATCCCGTTGCGCCTTGAACAAGTGCAGCGTTCCTCCATTGACTCCTGAAAGGATCAAAATCATGTTCGCACGTCATTTTCGCAAGTTCTTGTTTGTTCCTGCTACGCTCGCCGCCGGTTCGGCCTTCGCCGCTGTCCCGGCTGATGTCACTACCGCTATCGGTGACATGAAAGCTGACGCTTCTACGGTTGCCGTGGTCGTCCTTGTTGCCATTATCGCGGTCGCCGCAATCAAGTTTATCCGCCGTGGCTTGTAATAACGCCGTGCGCTGAACGGGGGGGCGCGTCTTGCGCCCTTTCGTCTCTCTGGATCGGAAAAAATCATGGGGTATCTGACAAATGGGCAATGTCACGAGTCATTGGCTAATGCGGGTGATAGCTTCTTCGCTGGTTCGCCGGTTGGTGTCTCTGCTGGTGCCACGTCGTTTCTGACTTGGTTCGAGAAGGTCGGCGGGAATTGGCTTGTGCATCGTCAGAGCATTGACCCGTCTCTGGTGGTCACAAACTCAACAGTCGCGGCCACGGTTCCGGCCTTTGCGACGTGTGATCCGAACGAACTATTTTTTGATGGGATGACGCTAGGTTGGTTTATTGCGGCGGTGCTGCTGGTCGTTGCGGGCATCAAGCTACTCGCGCGGGGGTTGCCAAATGCTAACTATTAATACGCTCGGCATGATTGCCGGTTTTCTCACGGTCGTTCTACCAATTTGGCTGATTGTCAAATAACCATGATCTGGCGATTGATCTGGCTTGCGGTCGGGGTTGCGCTCGGTGGGGGGGCGGTGTCGGCCTATGCGGCGACGGTGCCATATAAATTCAGCGGAATGAACGTTACGCGTGATGGTGGGGTGACGTATCTGCGTGGAACGTCTCCGGCTGAGGTTACGGCTTCCGCGGCGTCCGTGTCGAATCACGTGCTGTCCGTCAATGGTTCCGCGAATTGGTATCAGGGAACGGGGGCGCTACTCCAGAATGGCGGTGTTATCTTTAATGCTGCGGTGCCGATTGCGGCTACGGCGGCAAGCGTTGCGGTCACGGCGATCAGGCTCAATCCTGCTGGTCTTGTTACTTCAGCGGTGGTGTCGTATTTGCTGACCAAGGGCATTGACTATGCGAATGGTCAATTCGCAAAGGTTGGAACTTCTATTCCGGCTCTGACTACGGCCTATAATTGTGTGGGTGGGGTGTACACGACTGATACGCAAGCGGCTTGTAATCAGTTCCACACTATTAATGGTTGGGCCTTGCCGATTACGCCTAATGGGACTTTGGCGGATGGTCGGTTGAAATGCCGTGTACAGGTGTGGAGTACGGATTACTACTGTTCAAAGACGTCTGTAGCGGCTTCTTGTCCATCTGGATATACCTTATCAGGTTCTAGCTGTGTGCCGGCATCGGTGCCGGCTGTGGAGAGTGATTGGGATGCTGCCCGCGTCGGCTATTGGCCTGATCCAGCAATTCTCGATTTGGTAAAAAATGGGGTGCCGTTGCCTACGGATCAGCCGACTTTTACCCCGCCGTACAAGGATGTCACGATTTCTGACCCTTACATTGATCCGGTTACGGGGAATCGTTATAAGGATGTGGCACGTGTAACGCCGAATCCGTCGGCGCCGGATACTGCTACGGTGCAAATGACAAAACAACAGGTCGATGCTGCTGGTGCGCCAGTTGTTGATCCGGTGACCCATGCGCCAGTAGCGCCCGTTGAAGAAAAAGACCCTTGCAAGATTAATCCAGATGCGTCGGCCTGTAAGCCCCTGGACGATGTGTCGGATTCGGCTTTGCTTACCGGCGAAATATCCCTTTCGCTGTCCCCGGTTAGTGGGTTCGGCCCTGATTCCGGGACGTGTCCATCGCCACAAACCCTGATGACTAAGCGCGGGGTGCCGGTGGTCTGGTCGTGGCAAATGTACTGCGATTTTGCGTCTGGTATCCGGCCCTTAATCGTTGGGTTTGCGTGGTTGGCCGCGCTAATGATCGTCATAGGCGTTGCGAGAAGGGGTTCATAATGGCATTCGGTGGATGGGGTTCATTTTTGGCGGGTGTCGCTGGCCCGATTGCGAAAAAGGTGCTTACTTCCATTGGCGTTGGGGTTGTGACCACTGTCGGGATTCAGGCGGCGATTACAACGGCGCTCAATGCGGCCAAAGCGGCTATGGGCGGTATGTCGGGTGAGGTTCTCCAGATTGTCGCAATTTCTGGTGGCTTCTCGGCGGTGTCGATCATCGCGGGCGGACTGACGGCGGCGGGAACGCTGATCGCCTTCAAAAAGCTGGCGCTCGTATGATT